GAAATAGATCAAAGAAAAAAAGAGTTATACAGATTAAATAACGAAAACATATCAGACAAAGATTTGTTTAAGTTTAGAGCGAAATACGGATTTTGGACAGAATTAATGGCTGGATCTTTGGGTCAAAACAACAAAGATTTAATTAATAAAGAAGTCAATTACAAAGATTTATTTACTTCTTACGTTATACCTTATCAAGTTAACCAAAACATGCAAGAGGGTGGATTAACTTTGGTGTATCCAACTTATATAAAATTATCTACGTTATTTATGTTGATTAATCACATGTGCACGTTAACGCAACAGTCAGAGTGTGATAGATCTTTAAAGACTCCATTTTTTTATTTGGATTTTAATGCTAACGTAAATTATTGTTTGAGTCACCCAAGTCAACTTAGCACTGATCCTTTTAAATTTTTAATACCTTTTCAAGGAACTAACAAAGATTACATAAACATATTTGATAAAGAAATATACAATAAGTTAAAAGACAATAACGTAAAACTTTTTCAACCGCAACAAGAAGACGCGATATCAGGAGCCATTCCTCAATATAAAGATAACAGTCCGTATACGGCAAAATTATTAAACGTGTTAATTAATTGCAATTACGCGATAGAAGTAATATCCCAATACGCAAAGAGCGATTCTTTAAGCGAAGTCTTTTTTAAAGACTTTATTGAGAAACTATTGAGCGATTTGAACAAAAGCATAGGTAATTTTAATGCGTTTAGTTTAGTGTATAACGACAAAGCGAATACTTATCACGTTATCGATTCTCAATACGTAAACATAGACGGTGAAGGGCATCCAATAAACTCTAAAGAGCTTGGAGAAGATTTGCCCCTCTACGGTAAAAAATCAATAGCAAAATCTTTAGAGATACGTTCCGAAGTCAGCTCAAGAATGGCGAATATGTTGGCCATTTCTGCTAACTCTACACCAAGCGAACAATCGCAAAATTCAACAGACTCTACCGCCTTTGGTTACGTTAATACGTACCTATCAGATAGATACGTAGGCACAAAATTGGGTAATTCAAATTCAGGTTCTATTAAAAGTAATACTGATATAGAAGCGGCTACTTTATTCGATGACAGCATACGACAATTTTACAGCACAGTTAATCCGTCGCAAAACAACGTACCATCGGCAACAAATTACTACATCTTATCGATGAGCAAGATTAGAGTAGAGTCGAAAGCTACGAGAGCAAGTGCAATGATACCAGTGTCTGTAAACTTGACGATGCACGGTTTAGGTGGTTTGCCTATCTTTTCTGCGTTTACTATACAAGACGAATTATTGCCTTATACGTACAATATAAGAAGCGTGGTCGATAATAATCCAAGAAAGGTGGGATTTGTAATAGTTGGTAAAACTGACACTATAAGTTCTGATAATGTGTGGAATACTTCCATAAAAGGACAAATGTTACCACTAAAAGAACCTGGAGAATTTTCTGGACAAGTGAGTAAGTTTGCAGACGACGCAAAAGATAGATTATTATTGGGACAATTGCTTAATTCTAACATAGACTTACCAACTTTTGTCGGAGATGTAATATTAGATGCTGTAGAGTTTATAAAAAGTTTTGAAGGCTTGTATTCAGCGCAGCCAAACGCTTACTCGAGAGTAAATTCACCAATTAACGCTAATACAGTAGTTTATGCGTATAAGCAAGGAAACGATAAGCCTACAATAGGTTGGGGAACTACTAGATACCAATCGGACATGTCTAAAGATAAAAAAGGTCAAGACGTAAGATTGGGAGATTCTATTACAGTCGCTCAAGCAAGCGCTGAGATACAGTTTGAAGTTGCTAATCTTGATAGATATTTACGCGCTAATTTAAAATCTTACGATAAACTTACAAAGAATCAAAAAGTAGTATTGATAAGTTTAGGGTATAACGCAGGTTCTGGTAATTTATCTAAATCAAAAGTATGGGAAGCTATTAATTCCGGACAAAACTCTCAAATAGTGGCGCAAAGCATAAAAACTTTCGCTACGACTATAGCAGGTGATGGAGCTGATAGGAAACCTGTGAGAGGTTTAATAACTAGAAGAGAAAAAGAGAGTCAATTGTATTTAAGCTAAATTCATGATAAGATATTATCCTAAATCAAAAGTAAAGACGAATTTGACCACTTCGGGTAACGAATACACCGAATCGGGAATTCCTTATTCTGGTAAGTATCATTTGACTTTCGATGGAAGAGCCTTCTCAGGTCCAGATCCGATAATTGGTCCGTCTATAGAGTTAACCAAAATAGAAGATTACACAAACGCACCAGGAGTCGCTGGTCAGAGTTTATCTGCTAAGTCTATTAGAACATTAACCAAACAAGCAAAGCTAACTGGTAAATCCCAGTCTGCTCCTGTGCCTTATTATCCTTCGCCTCTTAAGAGCGATTACGATAAGGGATACGTAATTAGGTATTTCGTTAAACGAATAAATCAACAGGGATACGTCACAGAGGTGTCTGAACAAGAGTATAATTCCATAAAAAACGGTACAGCAGATTACGATATCAGTATGTATCAAGCTATAGGTCTGTTTTGGAAACTCACTGGCCCATTGAATCAAAAGAGAGTATCTCAATACGATATCCGCACTGGAATAATAGACACAAATAAAAGATTGGTAGAAGACGCGAATAAGTCTTTTCTAGGCATAAAAGAATTTATAGGTGAAAAATACGATCAATTCGCAAAACCTACCGAAAAATAAAAATTCGTTCGTAATCAATTAGTTGTTATGTTAGATGGAAAATAAAGGTTAATGCACTATCTCGTAGAGAACAAAGAACAATTTTCAAAGTTACAAGCAGTCGATACCGCATACATAAAAATAATAGCGGGTAACGATTATTGTCATCCGTCTTTAGAAAGTCCAACTTTAGTGTATTACAATCCTGGAAACAAGGGGTACGTGCTTTGCGTAAAGCATCACGAAACTTTTAGTTTGAGTTTTGATTTAATTAAGAATTTTTTGATGGCTCACAATAAATTATATGTACTTGATAAAAAATATCACACGTATTTTTTTGACCACAAAAATTTAGTAGATGTAAACCATTCTGTACTCGACGAAAAGAACTCTCTTGAAAACATCGATCATCATACAAAGTTGCACAACGATTTTTATAACAAGTATTACGAAGATTATTCAGTTAATGAAATAATACCAGTGAGTAAACACTACGAATATTGCGAAAACGAATACGACAGCGTAAAACAGTATTTCGGTAAAGAGCGTAATACGGATTTTATAAATAAATTAACCTCCGCTTACAAGTACGTAGAGGAATCCGGAGTTGGCGTAGATATAGATTGTGCAAGTAAGACTTACCAGATAAAGTGTTTACACCACTCTTCAATAGGAAGTAAATTACTAACCTATTATAATTTGTACAATTTAACAGGAAGACCGACCAACTCTTTTAATGGTATCAACTTTTTAGCTATACCAAAAGAAGGCGAATATAGAAAGTGTTTCGTAGCAGATAATTACTTTGTAGAGTTTGATTTCGACGCTTATCACCCAAGATTAATAGCAAAATTAATAGATTATCAATTTCCAAAAGAAGAGCACAGTGTACACTCGTACTTAGCTAAATCTTACTTTGGAAAATCAGAAGTGTCTCAAGAAGAGTACGCTGAATCTAAGGGAATAACGTTTAAACAACTTTATGGAGGCGTACAAAAGAAATACGAAAAGATACCGTTTTTTGCAAAAACTTCTGAGTACGTAGCATGCATATATCAAAAGTATACGAACGATAGACAGTTTGAACTTCCAACTGGAAGAATAGTTAAGTATTACGAAGATATGACGCCTATGAAGTTATTTAATTACATAATACAAAATTTAGAAACTAAAGAAAACGTAGATAAAATATTGGAGTTGAGAGAATTTTTAGTTGGGACAAATACAAAACTTGTTATGATAACTTACGACTCTTTTTTGTTTGACTTCGATCCAAACGACGGTAAAGATACGTTAGTTGGAATAAAAGAAATACTAGAGAAGGGAGACATGAAAGTTAAGTACAAGTACGGAGAAACATATTCGTTTTACGAAAATAAATAGATATTTATTAACATAAATGGTTACGATGAATTATAAGAACAAGGAAATAGAACTTACAAGAGAGCAAATAATGAACAAACTATTTTGCACGTTTTCGCACAAAGAAGATTTGCAAGAATCAATATACAAAATTAATCGACAGTACAGAATAATGTACGGTAAGATTTTTGTTTTGGCCAGTCCCGAGTCGGATGAATACATGTGTACTTACAACATAGAGATAGACGAATCTCCGATAAAAACTCGCATACTGCCTAATACTATTTTGTTGCACCGTAAAAAAGATACGAACACTCTGTATACCATTAACGCATTAAACACTCTAATAAAATCACTAAATTACGGAGTGTTGGACACAAAATTTAGCATCAATTGGCAAGATTACAAAAACTCAATGCTATTAACTCAAGGTGATTCTTTAAGAAAGTTAAACACGGTTATACATAACGTCATAGAAGTAGGCGGACTCGATAGATAAATTTTTTCAATTAGTAACATTTAATTAAGTTTAATTATTAAACTATAATACAGTTATATGGACATTCAAGCACTAAAAAATCGCTTGGCTGCATTACAAAATCCAAGAAGCGGCCAAAGCAAAGATTACAGCAAGACAATTTGGAAACCTGCTGTAGGGAAACACTTGGTAAGAATAGTTCCCTCTAAGTTCGATAAGTCGAATCCTTTCCGGGAATTATTTTTTCACTACGACATTAACAAAAAAACGATGATCTCGCCAAAGAGTTTTGGTCAAAAAGATCCAATCATCGAATTTGCGCAACAGCTCAGGAAATCTTCCAACAAAGAAGACTGGTCTTTGGCAAAAAAATTGGATCCAAAATTGCGAGTATTCGTACCCGTAATCGTTAGAAACGAAGAGGACAAAGGCGTTAGATTGTGGGAATTCGGTAAACAAGTTTACATGGAGTTATTGGCCATTGCGGAAGACGAGGACGTAGGCGATTACACAGATGTGATCTCAGGTCGCGACATTTTAGTCGAGACTCAGAGTAAAGAGCAGACTGGTCTTAGTTACAACACCTCAACAGTTCGTATCAAAACTAAAGTTACTGCGTTGTCAGACGACGCAAATAAAGTTAAACTTTGGTTATCAGAGCAACCAAATCCCAACGAACTCTTTAAGAATTACAGTTACGACGATATGAAATCTCATCTCATGTCTCACTTAAATCCTGAAGAAACGGTGGAAGAGACCGAACAATCTACTAAACAAGAGCCAGCTAGCGATTTACCTTGGGATAATCCTGCCCCTAAAAAGTCAGAGTTGTTTACCTTAAGTACACCTAAGTCTGAAGTAGATAAAAAGCTGGACGACTTATTCGATTTTTAATCAAGACAAAACAAGTAAAGTATGGCTAAGGCTAAAGTAGGGCTTAATAGTTCCGTATCTAGCGCAATAAAGAAGGAGTTCAATCTTGACAACTTCAAAAAAAGCAAAAATTTATCTACTGTATCCATAAAGTTCAAAGACAACAAATGGATCCCCCTGTCATCGGCGTTTATGGAAGCCCTACAAATTCCAGGTATACCAGTAGGTCACATAACGCTTTTACGTGGCCACTCCGACACAGGAAAAACTACAGCCTTACTAGAAGCTGCTGTATCCTGTCAAAAGATGGGAATATTACCTGTCTTCATAATCACAGAAATGAAATGGAGTTGGGAGCACGCAAGGCAAATGGGTTTACAGTTTGAAGAAATCCCAGACGACGACGGAGTTGTTAAGGATTACAACGGATTTTTTGTATACGTAGATAGAGAAAAATTACAATGCATAGAGGATGTATCAGCTTTTATAGCAGATATGTTAGACGAACAAAAGAAAGGTAATTTACCTTATGATCTGTGCTTCTTTTGGGATTCTGTTGGATCGATACCATGTAGAATGAGTATAGAAAAGTCCACAAATAATAACGAGTGGGCCGCTGGGGCTATGTCAACTCAATTTGGTAATTATATAAATCAAAAAATTGTATTAAGCAGAAAAGAAAGTCAGCAATATACAAACACGCTCGTGGCAATAAATAAAGTTTGGGTAGCAAAACCAGATCATCCGATGGGACAGCCTACATTGCAAAACAAGGGCGGTACAACTATGATGTTTGACTCTTCACTAGTTATTACGTTCGGTAGCATAGCAAAGGCGGGTACTAATAAGATCAAAGCTACCAAAGGCGGTAAAGACATAGAATTTGCTAAGAGAACAAGGATTTCTTGTGATAAAAATCACGTTACGGGAGTTACAGCAGTTGCAAAAGTAATAATGACTCCTCATGGATTCATCGATGATAAGCCCGCGGCTATTAAAGCTTATCAAAGTACTCACTCCCATGAATGGGCAAAAATTCTAGGATCGGATACATTTGATATAGTGGAAGAAGAAGCAGATAATTTAGAGATATTCGATACATCAGAAGACTAATTATCATATATTTATTATAGTTAGAGAGTTAGTGCGATTAACTATCTATAATAAACTTTGGACTCTAGATGCATTGGTCATCGCACGACCTTTGCATTCGATGAGTCCTTTTTATTTTATGAAAAGCAAAAAAAGAGATACTTCTATAGCTAGAAATATATGGAAATTAACTTTTGGAGAAATACCAAAAGATGAGTTAGGTAGATCTTATGAAATACTATTACTAAAAAATTTAGCAATATACTAATTTTATACTTTTTTAACAATAAAAAATTAAGTTTTGAAAGAAGATTACAAAAAGATATTTGACTCTTTAGGAAAAGGATCAGATCAAGAAGAAGTCGTACAGAAAAAAGTCAACGATAGAGTATTATTAGTTGATTCTTTAAACACCTTTATAAGATCTTTTACTGTAATTAGACACATTAATAAAAGTGGCAATCATGTGGGAGGTTTAACTGGCTATCTTAGGTCTCTGAGTTACGCGATAAGCCTGGTCAGACCAACCAGAATCATACTGGTGTTCGATGGGCAAGGTTCATCCACAAACAAGAGGTATATATATCCGGAATATAAAGCTAATAGGGGAATAAGACGAATCACTAACTGGGATACGTTTGAAAATCAAGAGCAAGAGTCAGAGGCAATAACCAATCAATTGGTCAGGTTGATAGACTATCTAAAGTGTCTTCCTGTCGACTTATTGTCCATAGATAAAGTAGAGGCCGATGACGTTATTGGTTATTTGGTAAAACAGTTACCAGAATCGAAGATAACCATACTATCCAGTGATAGAGATTATTTACAGTTGGTCAACGATAACGTAGAAGTTTACTCTCCTACTAAAAAAATATTCTATAACAAAAAGAGAGTTTTAGAGGAGTACGAAGTAACTTCAAAAAATTTCTTAACTCATAAAATATTAGTCGGTGACAAAGGAGATAACGTACCGGGCGTTAATGGGCTTGGAATAAAAACTCTCGTAAAGCATTTCCCAGAATTGACCACAGAAAAAGAATTTACGCTAAATATGTTGTTAGAAAAGTGTGAATTGGGTAACGATAATGTCCATTCAAAAATTTTAGCTTTTAAGAATCAATTAGCAATAAACAAACTATTGATGGATCTTCACGATCCTAACATTCCACAAGAATCTATGGAACACATAGCTGAGTTATTGGATAATCCTAATAAGAATTTTTATCCACGAGAATTTCAAATTTTATATAATGAAGACGATTTAGGAAATTCCATAAATAACTTACAGTCGTGGTTATACAACGCTTTTCACGAATTGAGTAAAATAAAAAAACATGAATAGAGGTGCTTTCTTAAAAACTTTGGGTCTATCTGCTGGAGCTATAGCATTTTCTCCTCTATTATCTTTCGCACATGAGAATAGAGTGAAAATATATAAAATTAATACTCCAGTATTTCAGCTAACATATACAGATGGACAAAAAGATGTTTTTGGTAATCTTATTAAACACACATGTTCTGGCTTCGTAAATACAATGTATGGCACACTAGATGAAAGATTACAAAACTATAAAAAATATCATATAAAAGATGAAGAAGAGAATATAAGTGTTATACTTTATTGTGAAAGAGAAGAGACACTTCCAATGATTGCTCAATGCTCTGATAATAGATTAGTATTCTCTGGCGAAGAAAAGGTTATAAAATATACTAGAGCGTGTATTTACAAAAACATCCAAGTTATAAACGCACCAAGCTTACCAGTGTCATTCGCAGTATCAGCCAATTAAAAAAACATAAAATAATAATGGTATTAAATTCACTAAATCAATACGGACACGGTTTTCAAATAAAAGTACTATCGAGTTTATTAAAACACAAAGAGTTTTTACAAAATATACACGACGCGATAGAAAAAGACTACTTCGATAGTCCATCTGGTCAGTGGATAGTCGCAGAAGTGCTTAGGTACTACTATAAGTACAATACAGTACCCACTCTGGACTCTTTGCAAGCAGAAGTGAAGAAGATCGACAACGAAGTGTTGCGTGTGTCTGTAATAGAAAACTTAAAAGAGTCTCTAAAAGCCAGTAACGAAGATAGAGAGTACGTTGAGCAAGAATTCAATAATTTTTGTAGAAATCAACAAATAAAAAAAGCAATATTAAATTCGGTTAGTTTACTAGAAAACGGTAAATACGAAGAGATAGAGCTTATTATAAAAAACGCTCTTAAGTCTGGGCAAGACAAGTCGATAGGTCACGAATACGATAGGGACGTTGAGTCTAGATTTAGACAAGATGTTAGAAAAGTAGTACCTACGCCGTGGCCAAACGTCAATGAATTGTTGGCTGGTGGACTGGGAGTTGGAGATTTGGGACTAATATTCGGAAATCCAGGAGGAGGTAAATCTTGGATGCTAGTTAACCTCGGAGCAATGGCTGTAAAAGCTGGCATGACGGTAGCCCATTACACGTTAGAACTTTCAGAAGATTACGTGGGTAAAAGGTACGATGCTATATTTACAGGAATAGACGTACGAGACATACACATGCACAGAGTCGAGGTCGAAGAAGCTGTAAGTAAATTACCAGGAAAGTTGATCATACGAGAATTTTCTATGGGAAAAGCTAGTCCTCACGCAATAGAAAATCACTATAACAAGTGTAAAAACATGGGCATAGTCCCCGACTTGATCATAATAGATTACGTCGATCTACTCAAACCTGTTCACAGGAGCAAAGAACGTAAAGACGAATTGGACGATCTATATGCAAGCATAAAGGGAATGGCAAGAGAACTCAAAGTGCCTATATGGACCGTATCACAAGTTAACCGCGCTGGTGCTAAGGACGATGTTATCGAAGGAGATAAAGCCGCAGGATCTTACAACAAACTAATGATAGCGGATTTTGCCATGTCTTTATCGAGAAAAAGAATGGACAAAGTTAACGGTACTGGTAGAATACACATTATGAAAAACAGATACGGCGGCGATGGTATGACGTATTCGGCCACTGTAAATACTGCGTGTGGATTTATAGATGTGAGTAACTCTCAAATGAACGATGATGATCTAACTTTCGATGACGGAAATTCTCAACCTAAGCAACAAATAGGCGGATTTAGTAGCGACGAAAGAAAGTACTTAGCTCAAAAAT